AAGTAGCATTAGTTGAACACGCAAAAGGAATGTCTGCACCCTCTGGATATGTTTCCGATGGTTCGTAATGCTTGTAAAGCATAATATTCTTACCAATTACTTTATCTGCCATATTACAAATTTAACCATAAATTTCTATAATCTGCCCTGCGCTACTAATCTTAAATGCCGCAAAATCTACTGGACCAGTTTGTATCTTCCACCATAAGTTAGCACCATTAAATCCAGTTACTAAAGTGTTATCAGTATAGTAATAATCGCCTACGCTTGGAACTCCTATTGGTAAATCATTATAAACTAAGTTAGTTGTATATGCAGCAGCATAAGCAGCCTCTTTAGTCATATATGCCGTTGACCTTAAATGCCCAGTTCCAGTTAATTCTCCGCTTAGATTATTATTAGCATAAGTTGTAGTTAATGTACTTTCTACATTCTCATTGTTTATATCTAATAAAGTAGCTTGAATTACATCGTTAAATAAATCAATTGTAGAGTTACCTAAAATGTATTTTTTATTTGCTACGCTTATTTGCGCTGGGTCGGTATCGCTTGATGTTATTCTCATTGCGCCACTTACTCTACCAGTTGTAGCGTTCATACCCATAAAAGATGCATCTAAATTGATTACATTTTTATTTAGACAGTTTGAGTATTGTTTTACTACTAAATCACTTAAAGAACGATATATCTCGGAACTATAATCATATCTATACCATTCCCTTAAATTTAATCCACTTGAATTACTTAAAAATCCTCTATAAGAGAAATATCCATCTGCATCACTATTAAAACCTAAAGGCAAGTCAATTTCTAAAACATATTCCTCTGTGTCAGTAATATAGCTTTCGGTTAATACAGATGTAAACGCTGGGGTAACTTCCATTTTAAAGTTTTGCACCTCAACAGTACCAACAGTTGACTTCCAATAAGCCGAAGTAATATCAGCTAAAACAAGTTCAAATGATAAATCCCCACTATCTGGAGCGGGTGGCAAATCAATGCTAAAGTTAGCCTTTGCATTAGCAGGGTCAAACGGATAGAAATAATAATTTGTTCCAGTGTTTTTCCAAGTAGCGTTTTCATCTAAATAATAAGTGAAACTTGCCGTTGTTAAAGTAACTTTTAAAATAAATAAAGCATCTGGACCACTTGCAGGAACACCAATACCGGTTATGTCAAAAGATATTTTAGCGGTTTCATTGATTCCTAATTTTGGCAAATAATCTGGACTTACTCCAATATCATAAGGACTTGCAACACCATTGCTCATTATAAATGAATTGTATTCTTGTGCTGGGTAATCCTTTACATAAATTTGGCCATCGGTTTCTCGTCTTTCAGTCCAACCAAATGCGTTGCCTTGTGTTGGAGATATAACTGTGAAATTCTTTAATGTCCAGTTTGTTATATAATTATTTGGGTATTCTATTTGCTTTTGGAATCTAATCTTATTATATCCTTTTCTAAGTATTTTTAATTGGCTATTGTCAACATAAAATAAACCGCTTGTATTCCCCGTGTATCCTTCAATATTACCGCTTAAACTTTTTGTGCCACTTGTAACCAAAGCACCAGCCGCCGTATATTCAGTAAAGTAATAGCTTGATTGAGCAAATTCCGTTAATGGAACTATATACCATTTGCCTTGTGCTTGAAAAAATCTACTTGCATAACCTTTAGCAATTATTCTAATAACTTCTAAACAAGTATATGCTTCTTGCGTATCACTAACAATTGATGCATAGTTTAAGTATGATTGACTTAATGGCTCATATTGAGTGCCATCTCCTCTATCTTGCATTGATGTACTATAAAAACTAATCCCACTAATTAAGTTTAAGTTAAAACCAACGCTATTAATTGAATCTTGTAATAAATTTAAACAACTATCTCTATCTACTAATGTATAGTCTGTAGGTAATGGGAAAGGTATTTTTTCTAACATACCTAAACCATCAATAGCGTTAAAAGCAATGTTTTTTCTACCAGTTGTATAACTTACTTGAACATAATCGCTTAATGCCCATCCTTGCCATTCTAAAGTTGCACCATAGTACAACTTACACAAATACTTTCTATCGTTTAGTGTTGTAAAGTCTGGCATATTTGCAAGGTCATCCGTTACATCTATAACAACATTTAATTGACTTGCATAAATAGGCTCAAATATATCATCGCTCTTAGGCAAATATTGTATTTGCAAACTAACCGCTGGATATTCTATTTCTGACCCAACATAACCATCTTCAAGCAAATAAAGTGTTGATGTGCTACCACTTTTAGTAGCCATCGTTATTTTATATTTATTAGCGTATGCCATTATATTCCTCTTCTAAGATTTAAGTTAGAATTTGACCTTTGTAAAGCTAAAACTAAATCATTGCCTTTTAATACAAATTGTCCACCATTAGCCATTGCGCCTCCGCTCATTGCACCAGCGTTAAATGTGCTATTCATTAATGAACCTAACTTGCTTAAAGGTAAAATTGCTTCTGGACCAGCTTCTCCTATTAATCCCCAAGAAGGCCCGTTTGTAATTCCACCATTTGCGTTCTTGGTAACTGGTAATCCTAATAATTGTTTAAATATTTCTAAAAAACTACCAGATTGTGCAGAAGCAGCGGCAGCCTCACTTGAACCACCACTAAAGGCAGCAAGAATTGCTTTAAATACTAATGCCTTAATAGCAGCAGCAGCAATTTGTTTTGCTAAGTCAGTAAACATTGCACCCAATGCTTCGCCTATATTCATCCCTTGTTCCATTGATGACCAAAGACCCATTAAAGCGTTTGTAGCATAATTTGATACAGTGTCAGCCATATCTTTGTACGCTTGTGTTTGCTCTTTAACTAACATAATTCTGTTAGCTGCAATTTGATTATCTTGTTCTACTTGGTCATAAAAAGAACCAGTAGGACTTAATTGTGTTGGAGTTTTTTGCTTTGGATTAATAAAAGCATCTATTGTTTGTTCTGGTTTTTTATCTCCAAAACCTTCTTTTATTTTATTAAATTGCTTATCTAATTCTTTTCTATATTCTTTTATTTGTGATATAAAAGCATTATCTTTTTTAGGTTTTTTATCTAATTCTTTACCAAATAAAACTGATTTTTGTGCAGATGTATTTGTTTCTTGCACCATTTTATTAAAAGCATCAGAAATCTGTAAAAATATATTTTCTTGTTCTTTACCTTTTTTTATTGCATATTGAGAACCTAATGCTTCATTAACTGTACTTACATTAACACCAATAAGTTTTGATAATCCAGCAGCAGCAATAAATTGGTTTAAATCAAAACCACCAAATGCTTTTGGATTAAATATTGCTTCTTGTTGTTTAAATGCTTGTTCTGCTGCTTTTGTTAAAGCAATTTGTGCAGCGGCTCTATATGCAGCTGCTTGAATATATTTAGGAGAATTAGTTAGGTAAATACTTTCAGCCTCGTTTAAATCTTTAGTAGTTCCATATACTTTACCTAATGTTTCATTGTATTTATCAAGTACTTGTTTTTTAGACATAGTACCATTATGAAATTCATCAAAAGCATTACCAAGATTTTTCATTTCTACATAAGCATCTACAAACGCTTGTTTAGATTCATGAAATGCATTATTGGTTTTAGCTAAAGATTCGCTACCAGATGTTATTTTACTAAAAAAATCAGATATATCTTTCCCAAATGCAACAATTAAAGAAGATACTACTCCTAATGCTACACCAATACCAGCAGGACCAGTTAAACCACCCACTAATGCTTTTAATGCATTACCAGTACCACCAGATTCTTTTTGTAATCTTTGGAAAGACTCTAACATAGGGTTCAAGTTGTTAGCGATACCCATAAATCCATATGGAGCATCTTGCGCAACTCTTGATAAGTTTGTTAAAGCATTTGTTGCATCAGCCGTTGGCTTTCGCATATTTCCCATTTGGGAATTTAAACCAGCTATTCTTTGTTGTAAATTATTTATTGCAGTGTTTAAATAATTTATTTCTCCAACATTTGTAGCCTTTTTTAAGGCAGATTGAAACTGTGCAAGTAAATTCTGTGCTTTTTGTAACTCCGCTTGTAAATCTTGCGTATTAGCACCAATATTTATACTTAAGTCTATTTGTTCTGCCATCTTTATTTATTTACTCCGTACATTTTAAGAGTTCGTGCTAATTGGTCTTCAGTTAGCATAACTTTTTCTTCTGCTGGTTCTGTGTCGTCTATTTCTGGAATGTGCCAAAATGCTTTTAGGCTTTTAGGCGATTTTTCAGTAGTACTACTCAAATATACAATATAGGCGAGGTTTCGTGTCCTCGCCCATTCGTTTAACTCTTGCTTTTCTCTACCCATTACGATAATAGAAAAGTCCTTCCAAGTCATCTCCCAAAATTCACTTGGGCGTATATTACATTCAGCAGCCTTAACTAAAATATCATCCCAGCTTAGCTTTATTAGACTTTTTTTTTTCTTCTTTAGGTGTTCCACTTACAGTAGTAACTGTGTTCATTATTATGTATTTAAAATACTCAATAATTGCACCTTCAGTACTAAATATTCCACCTATTTCATCAATCCAATCACATACATCATTTTCTGTGTATTCAATTGGTTTCTTTTCGCTATTACAAGCAGATTTATAACCAGCATAAATCAATTTAATAATAGTATCTAAGTCTAATACTTTTGCTCCTATCAATTCAAAATATTGGTCTATTGTAATGCCTTTATCCTTGCAGACTTCACGCATTGCCCATGTACCCCATTTTAAATTAATTGTTGTTTCTTTAAGTTTTAATTCAAACATAGTTCTTGTTGTTGTTTTTTATTATGCTTGCTCTGTTTGTGAAATTGGTGGTGCGTAAACTACAAATGTTGCAGTAAATTTAACATCATCCTTATCATCAGCGTTTACATCAAAGTTAGAAATCCAAACTAAACTTGTTGAAGTTCCACCATAGTAAACATCACCTGCGCTTGGACTTGCTTTACCCATTTTAATAGTAAATACAGTTCCGTTTTGGTGTGCAGTGTACAATTGTTGGTAGCTATCTTTTGCTGGAGTTCCTGTTTCATCTATTGCAAAACCTTCACATTGGAAAGATTGAGTGTAAGATGGGCCGGGCTGGAATTGGTCGCCACACTTAGATGTTGCATCAATTGTGTTTACAGTTGATGTAAAAGAGTTTGAAGTCAAACAAGCTACTGGTTTAAAAGTTGTACCACCAGCTAAATCTGCTAAAAGGATATAATCCCTTGCTGATACTTTAGTTTCTGCCATTTTATTTAATTTTGAGTTATTGTTATGTTATATGTTATAATCGTTCTAAAAACATTGTCAATTGGGTTTATCCCGTCTAAGTTTCTGATACTTTGTACAAATAGCGTTGAACTATAAAAGCCGTTAGCTAATGTTATATCCGTATCTGAATTTATAGCGGTCAAAACTAAATTGCTAATTTCTTCAGCTCGTTTATAGCCAAAGTTAGCATTTTTTGTAACAATGTCCACATCTATACTAATAGAGTTTGTATAGCCACTTTTCCCTTGTTCTTGGCTTGATGTTCTACCATCCATTATGATATATTCATTCCCCGCTCCGTCTGGTGCTAAACCATCATAAACTACTAAACCAGTTGCACTTGTCAAATTGGTATAAAACCATTTTTTTATTTCTATATTAGGATTAAGCATTTAGTAATTTTTTAAGTCTTTCTATTAATTTTGGCTTTTCTTGTTCAAATGCTGGTATAAGAAATGGTCTTGCCCTAAGGTTAATTTTTCTTATTCCTTTGCCTTTAAACATTGCAGCTAATTGGTCATATCCATTAGGAACACTAACTAAACCTCCAGTACCAAACTCTACATAAGGAGCATATTTTGCCCTTGCGCCAACAGTAAATACAAACTTATCATTTGTACCCATTTCCTTTAAGTATATGCTATTCCTCAAAAACCCATTATCAACAACAACTACTTTTTTAGCATCTTGTTGAATTTTAAGAGCAGATGCGTTAAATTCATTCTTAACTTCAGTTTTACTTTTTGCCTCTAAAGATTTAAACTTATTATAAAGTTTATCCATCCCTTGTAAATCAAATGTAACTTTGTCCATTATCTATAAATTACAAGTTCGTAAAATCTATGTTGGTTTTCTACATCCTTAATAGAATGAATCGTATATCTTGAACCTTCTATCTCAACTTCATAAGTGTCGGTTATAGCAACCCCATAGCGAATATAAAGTCGCATTCTTTGGTCAAATTGCAATTCCGACTCATCTATCTCTCTTACCTTGTCATCTGGTCTTAAATCGCCCCAAACAGTGCTTTGATAGGCAAAAGTCGTAGTGTACCCACCTTGACCATCGATTGTGCGAGTTGGTGCGTATAACAAGACTTCTCTCGTCATTGTGTTTGCGTCAATATAAACCGATTTTGCTTTGCCTAATTTCATACTATAAGATTGGGGAAACTCTTGTCCATCTTTGACAAGCCTTCCAAGTTTTATTACAAATTCCAGTGTCAGCGTCTAATCCTCTATTTTCGTAGTCGTAGCTTACTTGGTCTAAAATAGCTACTTTTAAATCCGTTGGTACGCTTGTATAACCGCTTGTGTATGTAGCCTTTAAGTTAGCGTATTTAGGATATACCAATTTAGGAAACTTATCTCCAATTAATTGATAATCAGTTCCGGTTATCTCTAATCCGTCTTGCTCCATATCATAAAGTCTAAATGAAGCCGTTACTGGTCCAAATGGCATTTCAAAATTCCCGCTAAGATTATTAAAATAAACTACCATTGCTTTAGGCACTAAGTTTAAACCCGTTGCCATTTCAATTGCCTCTCTCGCTTGTGTAATAAGCGTTGAGAATAAAGTATCTTCCGTTGAAGTGCTAACTCTACAATAAGCCTTAGCCTCCGCAACAGTAACCGGTTCGGTTATAGGTGCGCTTGGGGTTGCCGTAAAGTCATTGATATAATTTGAATATGCCATTGTAATCTTTTTACAAATTTACATTAATTATAATAAAAAACCCCACCGATTAAGATGGGGTCTTTATTTTATATAGGTTAGTTATTATACATTACCCATATCAGCGTAAATCGCTGATGTTGTAAGCATTAAATTTATGTCTTCGTAGCACTCTATTCTCGCAGTTACCAAGTTCTTTTGGAAGTTTTCGCCATTCTCATAAGAGAACTCGATAGCTAAACCTTCAACTTCAACACGCTCTAAGTAAGATGCGTCAAAGATTAACACTTTGTCATCTGTTACCCAAGAAGCAGATACAACTGGAACACCCCAGATTGTGATACCACCATTAGGAGAAACGATTACAGAGCCGTTACCAGCGTAGTAACCAGCAGCAACAGTTGCTTTCAATAATCTACCCATTTGTGTTTGGCTAACTAAAGCATAAGAAGGAACGAAGTTTGCAGTCTTTTGGTTACCGATGTAATCAATCAATTGTAATAAATCGTTAGTTTCTGCAGTTGTAGTAGAACCAGTTGCAGCACCAGATACAGTTGTGAAGAATGCAGCGTTCTCAGCCTTAAAGAAATCTCTTTGTAACATTCTTGGTAAAGTTTGAGTCATGAAAGGTAATGACTTTAACATTTGCTTAGAGAAAGTTGAGAAACCAGCTAAATAGTCGTTTACAACTTTAACTTCAGTTAAAGAGTAGTTGTTCTCGCCTTTATCAGCACCTTCAGTTTGAGCGCCAATGTTGTTAGTCAAACCGCTATTCTCACGATAGTAAACATACAAACCGCT